AGGGAGCTTTCACCGCAGACAGAAAAGCCGACCATATTGGCCGGCTGCGATCCGAAGCGTTCACGCTTCAGCGGTGTCCTCTTCTCGATTTCTCATGATATAAATTTACCACGTCCAAAACCAAAAATCTGCTTTTTGGGCGTTGCTCTTTAGCTGATGTTGCGCTGATTTAAAGCTTCTTTTGGGGCTGGAATTTTACGAGCGACTAGAATGCTCGCTCCGCAGAACGGATCGTTGTAGATCCGGCCCGTCTGTTTGCAGTATTTCCGCTTAGCCTCAGTGCTGCTCTCCGCCTCGATCTGCATACGGCTTGTCTCCCAGCGAACGCCGACCTCGTATGTCATTGCGACACTCTCCTATTCCGAAAATTCAGGTTCGCCTTCCTCATCCACGAATCCGCATTTCTCGCAAACGTGACGACCTCTGATCTCATCCATAATTGCATCCGGGCAAATAGGACATTCCATCTGTTACTCACCTCCCCTTTTCACTCGGGTATAAAGACCAGCGTAGAGCGGCCAGCCTTCCGTCGTCACCGTCGTTGCCGCCTGATCGATCGTTATCAGCACGTACTCGTTGTCGTTCCTTACCCCGATGATATGCGAACTGACGATGAAAATAGTCAGGAACTATGCGGGTTTAATTCATGCGTGTTTCATAATATATCACATTAGAAATATGGTTGCGAACCGTTTTCTCGCTAATGAACAGCTGCTGCGCGATGTCGCGAGTCGTTTTGTCCTGAACGAGAAGCTCGAATACTTCGCGTTCGCGGTGCGTCAATAAAAATTTGCTCTTCTGGTCGTTGTCCCTCAAATAGTAACGCCCCTGTTTTATCGGGCTTTATCTACTGTTCCCGGAGAACATCAAAACCCTTTATTTCAAAGGGTTGTCCGATGCATCCTCGGATATTCATTTTATTCGTGGTTACTGTTTGACTTCGGATATTATCGGGAGTATGCCACCAAATATGCCACCAACACCACTTTCGAGGTGGTCATTTTGTAAAATATTGCTCAGTAGATCGCTAATTCGTCACCGTTACAAGTTGAGGCGTTAGCGTAGCAAAAAGCAGCAGGTCTTGTGGCTGGCTGCTGCTGTCTGTATTGAGCTAAAGTCTCCCGTTAGTTGAATCGATTAGTGCATGATTTTCTTACAAACATCGCAAAGACCAATTTCATTTAACGGTAACACTTTAAAATATCTTCTAATGTTCCGAGCGGCAGCAGATTTTTCACCACCGTAGGTTGACAACTCAAGCGGCAACTCGGGTTTGTAGCCAATTGCTTGACAAGCAGTACACTGATTTATCCATTTCCGTAACTGCGGATACATCCGCAAATAGCCTTCACCTTCTGTCATTTAAGGCTCCCTTCGCTTAGAATACATCGCGGCTATTTTGAACTAACGTTCCCAGTTAGCTCAATGGTGTTAACAAAGTTTCTCAAGAAGTTGTTTTATTTCACTAATCTCATTTGATAACTGGTTTGCCAAAATCTTATTTTTTGGGTCATTCCGATCCTTAAAATTCATCTCTCCAAAAAAATCAATATGGACCATCACAATACGATTCTTTATTACTGACTCTTCATCCTTACATTTTCTATCATAGAACTTGTTTATCCAGTCTAACTCTGACTGGGGGAATCCAATATGTTCTATGCTCATCTCAAAAATTTGTAGTAGTTCTAATGCTTGATCTTTAAATGATCTTTTTGTCCGTGCCATATACGACCCCTCAAAAGTTCCATATTCCAGTGTTTATTCAACTAACGTTCACCCCGTTAACATAACGAGTTACCTCCATAAATCTAAAGACGTTCCCCAAGTAGTTTTAATTATTGGCTTTGTCTGTAGTTCGAGCGGCAATACGAAATTCTCATTATCAAACTCTAAGATCAGACATTCAAGGTTATCCTGACGTTTAATATGAACACACTTTATATTCTCTAAGTAGATCTTGACTATTTCGTTTGTTTCAAAATAAAGTCGTAACTGACCACTTCGACTTGCTTCTTCAAGCTCAAACTCGGCCTTCAGACTCTCCCTAACTACTTGGAAGGAAACCGATGTATATTGCCATGGAACACTTTCATCACTAAGCTTTGCTTCACACTCAAATAGGTATTCTAGTTCATAAAGTTCAGGAGTTTTCAGTGTTTGCACCCCACTATTTATTCCTTTTTACTGCTCACTCCATATTAGCACAGATTGGAACTTTCCTGTCCTTTAGTTCAACGATAAACGGCGGCCGATCGAATGGCCGGCCGCCGCTGTGTTTAGATTGAGCTAACGTTCTCCGTTAGCTTAAAAGAGAAAAGTAAGCTGGTAAGAGCAACGGAAGACTCGATATGATCCCCACAATAACGATAACTGAGGTATTAAACAATGACCTCAATAGCCTCGTTATTGTTTCGCTTATGTCCCGATTATAGAACCATGTCAATATATAGGTCAGTATTAGATAACCGACAACTATTACAACCCCAAACACTTTTGAATTTCTACTTGGACCAATGTACTCTTCTCTAAAGAGAAGTTGGTATTCGAAACCGAATATCGAAACGTAAGAACTGAAAAGAACAATTATTGACACAATGGAGGAAGGCACTAGTAGCAGATATTTTACCTTTGATTGTTTTAGCAAGGCTAAAGAACTCATTGACTCTCCACCCCCATAGGCTTTTTTTTTTCATTTTAACATAGTTTATTGAGCATAACTGCGGCATGTGGGCCCTTTAGCATATTGGAAATGGAGCAGCTGCCGCAAGGCGAACTGCTCCATGATGGGTTCAACTAACGTTCTCCGTTAGTTCAGTAGAGGTGGAGGGGGCCACCAACCGTACCGCTTGCAGCACTGGGGCGATATATGTATTACTTAGTAAATCCCCCCGAAACTGCAACAATTACCAATGTAATCCCCACAGCTACAAAAACATATCCACTTGCTTTGCAACGCCTAATATCAGAGCGAGATGGTTTTTTCTTTAATGTATTCGTAGCGGTAGTTCGATACATAAATACTGGAAATAAAATGAATAAAAGACCCCACACAACCGGAATCAAACAGGCTAATGCCGCTAGTAACCTATCTTCCACGTACTTTTCCTCGCTTTGTTTTTCTAATATTACGCCCTATCTTCTTAGAAGTTTCTCATGGTTCATTGATGTAATCTGCCCGATAGTTCAATGCAAAAGGAGTAGCTGCGTGGCGGCAAACTACTCCCTAATCACTTAGCAGAATGAATATCATCCTCGAACACATCAATGTAGTATCCATCAGTTTGTATATGATCTTCAAACTCTTTATAAATATCCTGAATACTACTCGCTGGAGGTCCACAATTTTGTAGCAGCCAGTTTCTCATACAATCGATATCCTCATTTTCATCTTCCCACATAAAATCCATAATTCCAGACTCTCTTGCGCCACTATCCGGGCATAGATGGAAAAGCTACTTCCAAAATACCCTGCTAGTTCACGAATCATGTTACGTAGTGTTGTCCTAATATCAAATTCTAAGTCATTTAGTAAAAAAGTCAGCCAGCGGGTATAGTGCCTAACCATACAAACATGTTCAGAAAAGGTAAACTTTAGCCCACATGGGCCATCTAGGCTAATTGTTCCTCCAAGTCTGAACGTATTAACTTTCCACTTAAAATCCTTATCTTCCGGATTGTAAGGTAGGAATTGTTGGATAAATTCGTTTGTCGCTTTCAATTCACCTGTATTCAAAACGTTTATAAATTCAAATATTTCATTTTCCTTAAGAGAATGTCCCAAGTATGCTGTGAAATCACGTCCCATATTGCACTACACCTCGCTGATTGACAATCTTGTTTCTCACGCTCAATGATACCACATATTGGAGCTATCCTGCCCGTTCGTAACGATAAAGCAGCCGATCGAGTGGCCAGCTGCCACAACATAAAATTTATTTATTCAGTGCTGACAAAGCTAAAACGAAAAAGAGCAGAGAAGGCAAGGTTCGCCACTCTGCTCTTCGTCACTTGCCTTCAAGCCAATTAAAAAACACGTCTCTCGAAACCTTTATCCTTCGTCCAACCTTTACCACATGGAACTGTTTTGAGTTGGCAAGCTCATATGCTTGCACTTGCCCAATGTTTAGGATTTTCTTGATGTCCGCCACATCCAGTGTTTCGGGGTAATTATCCCTTACTCTTGTAGGGGAAGGTACTGGAGCTTCCATCTAATCACCACCCATAAATATAGATAATCACCTCCCAGATCGTCCTATTACTTTTCCTTGACCACCTGGATATTCAATATTAATGCCAGCTTGTAAAATGCCCTCCACTTTATTTTGTAGTATTTCGACTCACTGATCGGAGGGTCGAACTTCTGATTGAATACAACATAGTCAAAGACGTAATCTTCTTTCATGTACCTCTCAGTTATAAGCAACTTCTCGCGAGGTGCAAGCCTTCCGACTGCTCTTTCAACTCGTTCGCAGAATGTTTTACGTGCAGCCGGTTCATCAACATTATGAGTTGCGATGTTTGCAGTCTGATCACTCGTCACGTTCGTTGGACCGTGGAAACGCTCGGTGTACCCTGCTGTGATACTAGCTTCTCTATCCTCAAAAGCGATCGTCTTAAATATCCGGTACTTCTCCAACGCAGCCTCGACAGCTGCCTGCGTCTTCTTTCGATCCAGCTCGGGAAGCTCAAATCCAAGCTGCATCTGCATCGTTCGTCACCCCTTGCTTGTGGGAGGCCCCGGCGAACCGGGGCTTTGATTCTATGTGGTTGTCCAGATCAACAGCCCGGCCATTCCCCAACATGCCACGCAGAAGGTGGCTGCGACGATCAATCCCCAGTTCAGCCGGCGCATCGATTAAAACTCCGGCTCATCTTCGATGTCCAGACCGGACAGGTCATTCTCGTCGGTGCCGTCCGGGTCCGCGTCTTTGACTCCGGCCATTGGGTCGTTGCTTTCGGTTTCCATATCCTGAGCCACATCCGAATCGTATTGACTTGCGTCGTTGATCTCCTCGTTGCCGTCTTCGTCATCCTGGCCGGCCTCCGTCTGCTCGGCCGCCTCATCGATCGTGAGCTGGCCGTCGTCTTCCTTCGGCTCGACGTCCGCCGTTCCATCGCCACTGAGGTGGTACTTGATGCCCTCCGGCCGCTGCGGTACCGCCGGGCGGTAGTCGTCGATATCCAGCTGGGAAGAGCTGAACAAGATGTGCGCGGTGCCGCCTTCCTTGATCTGCCGGAGGATGTCGAGCTGATCACCGTCCAGGCTTTGAAGGGTCAGGGTGATAACCTCCTCTTTCGCGAGCTTGATATCTTTGATTTTGGCCTTCAGTGTAGTTTGCATTAATAATTGCCCCTCTCGATTTTAGGTACATACGTTCGGTTCAATGGCAGCAGTTGGCCGCCAGATCGCCGGAGACGTCCCTTCCGAATTTATGCAGATGCATTGCTTTCATCTAGCTGGATATAATAACCACCGCGAGGTGATACATGTGAGAAAAGTGAAGTCTTCCAAGGGACAAAACATCAAGTCAAATGCATCTATCGTTGAGCACTTGCTTACGAACAAGATCCCTAAAGAGAAGCAAGACAACATGCACAATAATTAAGCTCGGGGAGGACCTGCTCGGTTCTCCTTCGCCGCTCTCTCCAGCACCTTCCGCACGACGTCCCGGCTCACCCGCGGGTATTTCTTGATGTACCAAGCAATGAACTCGACGTCCGTGAGGTTTGCGTAGACCTTGCGCGTCTCCGTGACGCTCTTTACGACATCCACGTCCGGCGGGTCATCCCACGCACGAACCCGCGCCCGGTACTGTTGGTCAGCCTTGTCACTGCGTTGAAACATCACCATTAGAGTTTCACCTCGCCCATATTTATCAGGGCCGTTCCGAGGAAGCTGCAGGTGGTGCCGCCACATACGTTGCATGCCGGCTCCTCGATCTCGTCGCCCTCGACATCTTCGAATGCAAAACGTTTCAGGCAGTCGTCGTTTTCACAATCGTAGAAAGCGAATCTTATGAGCATGCCCCGATCACCTTCCAGCTGTTTTCTTGGTCCAGCGATTGCATCCGCTCAATGTGCTCCGCGGCATGATCACTGAAGAATGCCTGCACCTTTGCCGCCACGTCCGCGGGCCGCTTGTGCTCATCCCATTCGTTCCCGAATCGTTTAAGGACCGTCTCCGCAGCATGCAGATAAATGATGTGCTCGCGATCGGATTTAGTAAGGAAGAAGCGCCGGCTCATCGCGGGTACATCTGCCTTGCTTTAAAGTTGATCCGTGTATACTTCCGACGGATACGACGCACAATTTCATCCTGTGCGCCTTCTTTATGCCAGGGCGCCGCCTCCGGATCAAGGAAGGCGATTTCGTACAACTGACGCATCTTGGCTTTGTGCCAATTCATGGCGATCACCTCGCTTTTTAAGAACTGATGTTCTGTTTCAGGGCAACACGAATTCCTTCGCCGAACGGATGCGCGGCTACTGCGCCTTGTCTAATATGCTTTGCACGACTTCGAGCTGGTACGGTAGTGAGTCGACCGGCCGCCGCAGCTCACGAATAAGATAGAGATTCCACGCGACCCGGGCCATGATGTAGGCGTCGATGATATTGTCAGTTCGCTTCATGCCTGGTGCTGGATAGCCGAAGTGCGCGATGGCAGCTGCCTTAACTTCCGCCTTTTTCTCAGCCCCCGTTAACCGCCGTTTGTTGCCCGCATCGCCGGTCCACCCCGACACGCCTACGTATTTCTTCGTCCAAGCTGGATTGATCTCGTTGAATGCTAATTTCTTCCGGACAATCATTGAGCGAAGACCACCGTGGATCATCCCTGTCGTGATGCCCATTTGCGTGCCGGCGGCGGCTTGCTCGACGACGATTTCGTCACCTTCCTGCAGGTGCTTGTAAAGCTGATTCTCCAGGTCGACCAGCTGCTGGATTGTGATGCCGCCTTTTGCCGCCTTGCCCGCGCCTTTCAGCTCCATCTCGACCAGAACATTCCCGTTTTCATCGAGGGCGACGAACCCGGTACGGGTCGCCGGATCAATTCCGACGAATCTCAATCGCCGATCACCTCAGTCTCCACTTGTACCGGAGCATCTAATATCGGATCTTCATTGTTTTGCTTATTGCTCATGTCGTCTTGCCTTCCCCTTCTGCCGGTCCCATGCCGGCGCATAGTGAATGTAAACCTCTGCGATGACGCGCCCGCGGCGGTCAAAATAACGTTCGTCCGGCCGATCGCTATAGAGATATGGATCGCGTGTCGGCTTATGAGTTGGAAGTTCTCCGCGGTTTCTTCGCATCCCCCTCACGCTCCATGCGCTTATAGTAGAGCACTTGCTCGCTCACGTAATCGTAGGTGCGCATCATCTTGTCTCGCTCCTCACCCTGGAAGAGCGGATCCGCGAGCTTGACGGCCTTCTCGGTCATCCATTTTAGCGAGTCGTTGTACTGCACCTCGCTTTCGATCCGCTTACTCATTTCGCCGCCTGTTGCGACCCGCCGGCGCCCGCCTTTGTCCGATCGATATCAAGGAAGCGCCCTGTCTTCCGGTAGAAGATCATTTCTACCGTTCCGGTGCCAACGTTGCGGCCTTTGGCGATGATGATTTCTACGATGTTTTTTCTCTCGGATTCCGGATAGTAGTAGTCGTCCCGGTACAGGAAAGCGATGATGTCCGCCTCGAACTCGATATCGCCAGATTCCTTCAGGTCGGACATGATCGGCCGCTTGTCCTGGCGCTGCTCGCACGATCGGCCGACCGAACTGATCGCGATGACCGGGCATTGATTGACGCGAGCCGCCTGCTTGAGCTGTCGCGAAACGAAGGTGACGCCTTCACGGGTCTGGCTAAACTTCCGCCCGGGTTGCATGAGTTGCAGGTAGTCGACGTAGATGACGACGCCGGGGAACTGCTTCTTGAGCCGCTTGACCTCCTGCTTGAATTCGAGGACCGTCCGGCCCGGCGTATCATCGATGTATAGCGGCAGCCGGTCGAGTTCGTCCATCGCATAGCTCCAGCGCTCCCAATCCCCGTCCGAGAATTGGCCGGTTCGCATCTTGGTGGCGTCGATGTTGCCCATACAGCAAAGGAATCGTTCGATCACCTTGTCCGCCGGCATCTCCAGGGAGAAGAGAACCGCCGGCCGCCCCGCGCGCGCCGTCTCCAGCATGTCGTTAACGATAAAGGCAGTCTTCCCGATGCTTGGCCGCGCCGCGACGATCTCCAAATCGCCGTCTTGGTGTCCACCCGTCAGGCGATCGAGCTCTTTACTCGCCGTCTTGGCCCCGGTCATGCCTCGTTGCTGTTGCCGCTTAATGATGACCTTTTCATGATCGGCGACCACCGCGGACATCTTGCGCACCGTATCCTTCGCGGGCCCGCCTGCCATCTCCGCGATCTTCTCGAGTCGTACCTGCGCCGCCGCCAGTAGCTCGCTCGACTCAAGTTTCCCTTCCCGACCCTCGCTCTGGACCGTCTCAAGCGCGGCCAGCGTCTCCCTCGTGATGTAATGCTCCCGGATAATTCCCTGGTGGTGGTCGAAGGTTGCTGTATTCGTTGGCGGTGCGCCCCCGGCTAGTTCACTCAAATAGCTGATGCCGCCGATCCGCATCAGGTTTTGTCCCGAGTGTTCGGCCATAGAGACGTAATTGATCGGGATGTCGTTATCCGCTAGGTGATAAAGGTATTCAAGGATCAGCCGGTGCCGCTCGTCGCCCATATCCTCCGGCTGCAGGTAGCAGTCATCCAACCGCTCCGGCTCTTTCAGGATCGCACCGAGCACCGCGGCTTCCGCCTCATAGTTCATCACCGCTCACCGCCTTCCCGCTGCAGAGGAGCTTGGGCCGAAGATGATCCGGGCATGCGGGCAGCGCCACCTGCTCCCATCGGTCCATCTCTGCGAACCGTGCGGCCGTTTCGAGACGCAATTGTTCGTAATCAACAGTCACCCCTGATTCAACACCACTTACGTCCGCGATCGTCGGCGGAAACCGGCTGGTCAGAATGTGCTGCTTCAGGTTGGCTTGGGCTTGGCTGAACGGAATGTCCGCCAGCATAAACACCCATAGCTCAATCTGTTCGTTCGTCAGTTCCGGCATTAACGGGTAAGCCGTCGAAACCACGCCGAGAAGCTGAATGGTCTGCATCCGATCCAATGCGCTGCGCCTCCTCCAATTTTTGTTGTAGCAGCGATTTGTTCCTGGCCGCCTTCGTGTTCGATGGCGCCATCGGCGCCGGCCCAATTTCTGCTCCAGTACCGTGAACGCTCATATCGAGGAATTCTTTGTACGTTTCCTGGTTAACGAATGAGGAACCGTCTTTCAGGATCCGGTTGATCTTCTGGCAGTAGGCAACGTAATTCTTTGTCCCGGTTACAAAATCATCGAAGCTAAAGCCCTTCTCTTTATGCAATCGTGTGAAGTGTCGAAGAGCATCTTTCTTTCCGACTTTCTTCGGATAATAGGACCAAAATTGCTCGAATCTCTTATATATAATTTCTTTAATACTTTCTTTAAGATCTTTCTTTATATAGGGAGCAATTTCACTACCACCTGTGGTATCAATTTCACTACCACCTGTGGTATCAGGATTACTACCACCTAGGGTGGTATCAAATCCACTACCACCCCCGAAGAGGTCCCCATGTTCCACCGTCATCACCCCGCGTTCTTGAACAACCCATTGTTCGTATTTTTTGTTGATTCCGATGACCCGCGAGCTCGTCCGAGTCGACTCCTTAATCACGAGAATGACCTGTGCGTCAATGAGGAATGACAGCTCCTTCTTGATCTGCGATGTGTGAAGGCCAGTATGCTGCGCGATGAAGGAAACGGACATCTCGTGCTCTTTCCGACTGAATCCGTAAGTGAATCGCCAGATCATCAAGATAATGCTCAGCTGACTTGCGCTGAATTTGAATCGATATGCGGCTTCGAGCAGTTCGTTTGCTATTCGAGTGAAACCAGCTTCTAGCTGAGGTCCTGCCATTCCACCTCACCTTCGATCAATGCGGGAGCTTGTGAGACAAGCCCAAGCCTGATAAGGCTATGACCAGCAAAGGCATGCTGTCCGGCGGCATTTGCTCAAGCTGCTCAGCGATGTGTTCGGTCGCCGACTTCTCGGCCGGCTCCTCGATCGTGTAGCCGTTGACGAAGAACTCCATCAGTTCGTAGAGGTTGGTGCCGAAATGCCGCTTGATAACCTTTGCCGGCTCGCCGAGGAAGCCGAATGGCATAGTCATGATGCTAAGGGCGGCTTCCCCGGTGGCTTCAGCCCCGTCATTCAGCTTAAGCGCCTCGAACGCGTCAGCCACTTCCCGCGGTACCGGAATCTTCCGATCATCAAGTTCGGCGCGCAGTTCGCGAAGCTCTCGGCTTTGTTGGGCGATGTTGTCGGCCAGGCGTTCGATGGCGATCCGATTGTTCTGAGCCTGAATCACCGTATGGGCCTGCAAGCGAGCGACCGTTGCTTCAAGCTCCCTGTTTCTCAGCTCGAGGATATTGTTGTTTACCATCTTGAATCATCCCTTCTTATCGTCTAGCCACGTGCACCACGGCGCCCGTCAGCCCTTGAATTTCTTTCTTGAACATCTCCTCGTCGCTGTTTGCGTCCGAGAGGTGAAGCAGCCATATCTCTTGCACACGGCTCATATCGTTCGCCTGGAAGAAACCCTTTAAGTTCTCAAGGCTGAAGTGTGATTGGAGCAAGCGGCGGTACCTGCTGACTAGCTGCGGCCTGACCTCTTCCGGGGCGGACTGAATGTTCCGCTCGACGATGACCTCGCTGTAATTGCATTCGATCATGATGTGAGTCAAGCCATTGAACCGGTACCGCACGTAGTAAGTATCCGTCGCGAAGAGTAGCTTTTCACCCGCCTGGTTCGCCATCAGGAAGCCCAGCGGCTCCTCGACATCGTGCTCTATCTTGAACGGCATGATCGCCCAGGTCCCGACTACAAACCTCTTCCCTTTGGCTATGTGGCTCACACGATGCCCCTCAAGCCCTGCAGCATCCGCCGTCCCTTTGGAACAATAGATGTCGATTCCCGCCCGCATAACGTCCGGCGCGTATTTGACATGATCACCATGTTTATGCGAGATAAGGCAACCGGCGATACTCGACATTTTATAATTCAAGGCGCGCTGCATGTCCTTGTACCGCACGCCGGCTTCGAGAAGCAGATCCGTCTGGCCGTCCGTGACGTGGTAGGCGTTGCCTGCGCTGCTTGATCCGATTGGCGTGATTTTGATCATCAGAACCCCGGATTGCTTCCGCCCGCCGACTCGCTAGGAACGGCGCTCTCTTGTTGCTGGGGAATGACCTCTGCCTCGCCATCGTGAGCCGTGAAATCGACGTCGATCACTTCGCGATTGGCGTTCTGCCGAATCTCTTCGGCCGTTTCGGCAGCCGTCATGTCGAGTTCGTTCTGCTTCAGGCGCATGTAGTCATCGTCGATCTTTTGGCTGTCGATCGTGATATCGCCGTATGCAGCGCGGTAGACCGTTTTCCAAACCATTTTCTCGTACCAGCCTTCAACCTTTTCCGTGCCGACTTTCTTGTTGCGACCGGTTGACTCGTCCTTCTCCCAAATATCCTTTTCACCGCCCCAGAACTCAGCGCTGGCATATTGCGGCTTTCGTTTCTCGATGTCCTTTAGGCTCATGACGACGAGTTTGTTCTTCTCCGGCGAATTGTTAAAGATGTGATAGTAGAAGCCGCCTACTACGTCCCCGCGGTCGAATTCGTTCGTAATTTCGAACTCGTAGTTTTCGTAAGGGTTGTTCCGATCCTTCTTGATCGACTTGAATCGGTCGGTGCTATAAACGACTTCGACGACGACGTGATCCGGAATCTCCAGACCATACTTTTTAGCCCTCAGCTCCATACCGCGGTAGCCTTCGACGAACGTGATGTCGTATTTCCCCAGCGTGTTGTTCTTGAACGGCACCATATTGATATGGTTTTTCTGAGCCGGATCGAAGCCGATTCGGGCCATCGCTACAACGTCGCGAGAAAGCTTCTCCATGTTGACGTTTTGCCAAGTAACCGGCAGAGGGTCTTGGTTTTTGACCTTCTTGAGCCGCTTTTCTTCGGCCATTTTGAGAGCCGAATCAATGGCTACGAAATAATTCTGCGCCAGTCGCTGCTGGAAGTTGGTCAGCGCCACCGCGCCTACCCCGCTGCTGTACTCCGTTACTACCTTGTTCATGAACCGCTCGGATGCGGACAATTCTACCTTGGCAAGCTGTTGCTTATTTTGCTGTTCGCTCAATTAAATCGCCTCCTGAATATTTGCTGTAACAACGCGAAGCTGCTTGTCGCCTTTGCTAACGATCAGCCGGATCTGCTGCCCGCGCGTCTCGGCCAGCTCGGTGACTGCCTCCGCGTTATCGATGAAGATCGGCGCCGCGAAGCCGTAGTGCTCGGAAAGGGTATTGATGATGTCGAGCCCGACGTTGATCCGCGCCGCGTTATTCATGTCGCTGTATGGCACGCCGTTGTAGAGCGTCTCGCAGCATTCGGTCAGGCCGCCATTAATCTGCTGCTCGAAAAGTTTGAAACGAGCGAATCGGAACTTGCTGTTGATCTTTTGCTCGAGCATAGCCACCTTCGTCCGGATGAATTCTTCGGTCAGGAAGAGCTCGCGCTCAAGTTGCTCGTAGGCCGCGGCCAGTTGCCGCTCTTCGGCTTTTAGGTCCGCAATCCGCTGCTTCGCCGCGTTGACCTGGCCGAACTTCGCTTTGTCTCGTTCGAGCGCTTCGACCTCTGTTCGCATCTTCGCGAGCTGAATACGGACATCGGCAAGCGCGCTTTGCGATGAAGAGCGTAAACCGGCAATTTCGCTCTCGACTGCCGCCTTCTGCTCGAGCTTGGCTTTATACGCCGGATGGTTCGTGATATCCGGTACCGGGGAAGTCGCAGCCAGCTCAGCCTCTGCAGACTTGACTGCCTCTCGTACGGCACGCAGCCCTGCTTGCATCTGCTCAATCATGACTAGTTGATCAGCATTAGCTGCTTTCAAACGCGACGCCTCTTCAGCAGCCGCCTTCCCATCGACGAAGATTCGTTCCTTACGATTCGACTTACTGACGTTGAACGACTTGAGCGCCTTCTCGTGCGCTTCAGCGATCTGCTCCTCAGGCAGAGCTTGTCCGCACGTCGGGCAGTCGGTCGCATGTGAATGCCCATCGAAAGTTTCCGCATCGACCTTGCGCCATTCGGCCCTCAGCTTCTCGGCCTCAGCTTCACGCTCTTTGATAAGAGTGTCGTTCCTCTCGATCTGTCTCTGAAGTGAAGCAATTTCGAATTCAACTTCCTGAGCCTTTCGCCGCTTATCGTCCAGTGCTCGCCGCTTGGCGGACAACTCGTCAAGGGCTCCCGCTTGCACTTCGTTCTTGATCTGCAGCATCTCGCCCTCAATCTCAACGACACGCTTCTGCTTCGCTACCAGTTCCCCGCCGGACTCAAACCGTTGCTGTTCAGCTTCCTTGGCGGCGATACGGCCCTTCAAAGAATCGATTTGTTGATCCAGAACTTCCTCGCTCAGCGTCGAGATATCAGGCAGCGAACGGTTAACCTCGTCAATCCGAGTTGGGATCTTCTCGATTTCTTTGTTAATCTCCGAACGTTTAGCCGCTATCACCTTGCGATGGTCTTCAATCGACCGCTCGCCCAGGATGGCCGGCAGCTCAGCCAGTTCAGAGCTCCCTGCGATGACTTCTTCGTCGGACAGCTCGCCGCACACATCCAGCAGCGTCTTGCGGCGATCCTGCCATTTCAGCTGTTCGTTGAAGAAGGTCGGGCTGGTCAGCAGCTTGAACAGATCCTCCTTCATGATGCCGTCCACGTAAGCTGTGAACTCGCCTTTCTTAACCGGCACGCTGTCGATGAAGTGGTCTGTCTCGTGTCCGCTGAATTCTGCGACCGCAGATCCGCGTTTCTTGGACCACTTCTCACGGAAGACCTTCCGCAGCTCCACTCGCTTACCGTTGACCAGCAGCACCGCCCGGACCTCATGATCAACTCCATGCTGTTCAACCTTGCCGGCCGCATCCAGCGTTTTAATGCTAAAGTCCTTTTTGTTCTGCGAATCCTTATCGAACTGCAGCCAGGTAAAGGCATCGAACAGCGTGGTCTTGCCCGCGGCGTTCTCGCCGTGTATGTCCACGTCCGCGCCGCCGGCTGTGTCCAGCTTAAAGTTCCGGACTCCTTTGAAGCCCTTCAGCTCCAGCTCGAGGAGAACCATGCGTTGATTAGCCAAGAACTTTCTCTCCCTTCGGCTGGGCTTGTTTAGGTGGCTCCTCTTCCCGCACACCTACAATGACACCTTGCTCGTTGCGCTGAACCCAGAGTTTCTCGCGTTTCCACTTACGCTTCTTCATACTCTCGTTCCCCTTTCATTTGTCCGCCCGAGCAGGTAGTCGGTCGAGACGTTAAAGTGATCTGCTATCGTGACCAGCAGCCCAACGTCCGGGCGGCGCCGCCGTTTTTCAAAGTGCGACAATGACATACGAGTGATTCCCAACCTTGCAGATGTCTCCTCTTGATTAAGCCCGCTCCCAATCCGCAGCTCGTAGATCCGTTCGGCCAGCCTATGTCCCGTACTCATCGGTGTTCCTCCAAGATTCGTGCCGTCATCGAACGGATTGTCATGCCGGCCTTGAAGTCGGCAATCATCCGGCGGGCTTCGGCTCCACTCAGCAAACCACTAACATATACCAACCCCGACGTTTGGCCGGCAGGGAGAAGATCCTTCAACAACATGTCTCCGTGACGCATGGGTTTCTGCTCCAGAATATAAGAGGGCATTATTGCTCACCTTCCTCGTTGAATATTTCAGTAGAGAAAGCGGAGCAGTCACGCCGTGTCTTTTTGCGACACCCCGCTTCAAAAAAATTTTCAAATGGCATTTTAAACAACTGACTGAGTCTTGCGATTTCATCTGCGTAAAAACGAGCATGTCCATTTTCTTTTTTAGAATAACCTGTGACTGATAATCCAAGAAATCGTGCAACTTCCTTAGCCTTCATGCCACAATTTACTCTCGCCGCCTTGACGGTGATCTTCAATCGCCTCACCTGCCCTTCTGTCGCTTCAGAGATGTTCGTGTCTTATTGCGACACCGTCAGAATAGCATCTCTTAATATGCAACGTCAACCACAAAAAGACACAACAAAATAAAATCGTTGAATATCGTGTCTTTTTATGGTTATACTATCTGTAAGCCACTAATGAAGGGGAATCTATAATGTCTGATTCTAACGAGTCGAAATTATTTTACATAGCAACAGGGAAAAACATTAAAAAATATCGTGATCTGCGTAACTATAGCTTACAAGTTCTAGCAGAAAAAGTAGGCTTGACAAAGAAAACAATTCAACGTTATGAGCAAGGCGAAATCAAAATTGATATGAATCGATTAAAAGACCTAGCGACAGCGTTAGATGTTACTGTCAATCAACTCACTGAGGGGGCTTACGTATATCTAGGTTCTGATGAAAATTCATCTGAAAACATTAGCCTTCCGATCGTCGGGAAAGTCTCTTGTGGTAATGGTGGTTTAGCTTTTGAAAATATTGAGGGATATGAATTAACCCCCCGTTCGTGGATAAATGGAGGGGAGTATTTTTATCTGCGTGCTAAGGGAGATAGTATGATTGGAGCACGTATTTTTAACGGAGACTTGTTATTAGTCCGTAAGCAAGATGAAGTTGAAGACGGAGAAATTGCTGCTGTATTAATTGGTGAAGAGGCTGTTCTTAAGAAGGTTTATAAGCAAGGAAGCACACTAATTTTGCAGTCAGCTAATCCAGACTACCCCCCGATCATCTGCGGAGAAGGAAATTCTGAAAACATACAGATCATTGGCAAGTTAAAAAAAGTTGTAATTAATTTTTAAAAAAGCCCCATTCCTAACGGAATGGGGCTTTTTCTCTGCCTCCTCGTCTACTTTATTGTTAAGCTATTGTTTCCCGTTAGTGAAAAATAAATATATTTTATCTCTGACACCCATTTGCAAATTGTAATAAATCGTCCAACGAGGAAAATGTTCTGTTTTTCCGCTCATTTTAGTCTTACTCACCTACCATACCGTCCATATCAGCATCGTGCATATATGGGTATAACCAATGATCACTCGTTATCGGCATACTATAACCGGCTGCTTTCGCTTCTTTTATCGTTACCTTTCCGTTACCATTGGTATCAACACTAGAAAGATCATCTTTTGTATCTGGATTAGTCGCCTTTGTGTTAGAACTATTTGAATCAGAAGGCTTACTATCTGTTAAACCAAGGGATGCGTTTACTTCATCAGGATTCACATTGTCAAATTTATCGACAATCACATTACCCTTTAACGTGTAGGTGTACTGATAACTGGAGGGAATTTGCGATTCCGTGTTCGGGTAGGTGATAATTGCTTCAAAGTTAGTAGCTCCACTTGCTTTGCGTATAGCGTCTTCCATATAGGCTTGATCACCATGTCGGTTGAGCGTACTATCTTGTGGGGTGATGTTATAAGCATTGGATACACCGCCAAGAGAATCCGCAATGACATGTCCTTCGTCTAACACTGCACTTTCAACGCCAGGGACCTTTGCTTCATCAGCACAATATCTACCAGACGAGACAGGCTCTTTATTGTCATCTTGTAGTATGAGTTCGTCAGCAATGACACGAACTACTTGCCCGTGTTCATTCGTAAATGCCCAGTATTCACGCTCCCCGTAACCAACATCCACAACGACTTTCGGTTCACGATGCCCGGACAAATCACAAGCATCCACTTCAATTCGTTTGTATCCTGAGAATAGATCGTTGTTTGGTTGGGTTGGTGTTTCCTCCATGGCCGGTTCAGCAGCAACCTTCTCTTCCCCTTTTGGTTCAGCGGCAACAGCTTCCTCTGCTTCTTTATCAACTTTGGTTACTTCTTGTGTGGCATTTCCTCCATTAGGAATAGGAGTATCTTCTACATTGGTACAACCAACCATTAAGATGATCGTTAAAATTAAGATTAAATAGTTCATTTTCTTTTTCATTTTAGGACTCTCCTATAATTTCATACTGTTCATTCTAAAAACGACGACTTAAACTTATCCAGTTCTATAATCTTACCATACAAGACAAATATCCTATTGAATTATCCTGCCCGTTCGCAACGAAAAGACAGCCGATCGTCTGACCAGCTGCCACGGTGTCCTATTGAGCTAACGTCTCCCGATAGTTTAATGCTCTCACGAACCCCTTCCCGGATGTGCTGAAGCGAATATTCGTGTTAGTTTTCGATTAATTTGACAATGGATAATTGATTAGTATTTACCTCCAGAAACTCTTTTGAGGTGCTATGATAAGCTTGCGGATAAATTGCATGATCTTCAAAGAGTACTTCACCCTTCGAGATATTATATACTCGCAGGCCAGTATCTTTAGAGGAACAATATAAAAACGTATCGAAGATTAATTGGCCGTAGGTAATTTCAAATTCATTTAATAAAACTCCATTACAAACATCATAAACTCTAAATAAATTGCCTGTCGGCATATTTATTTCATCGTCACAAAAATTGGAATCGTTCTTTCCTAATATTCCAACCGTGGTATTACTAAGCCAACAAATTGGATCATTCCACTCTTCCTTATACCGCCATAGTTCTTTCTTACTGTCTCCGTCCTCGGATTCCCAACAGTTATTCGCAATCCATTGATTCATGTTCCATACTGTCACTGACCCATATGGATGCCATTCCCACCCGTTACTTACAACCCATTCATTATTGGGTGAAACTAAGAGTTGGCCATGAAAATAGTCCAAATAATGGTCATCACATTCGGGTTTATTGTTTATCATACGAAACTCTGGATCTTCTCTGGAAGTTAGTACCTCGCCCGTAAATGGATTTGAAATATCAACCCTATTCCATTTCGTTCCATGGATCAATAATATTTGATTATTACGTGTGTAAAAAGAGACTGGAAATATCGTTTGATTGAAATGATAATCATCTCTGCTAAATTGCATTACGATCTGCTTAACGGATAAATCAATGACCAATCCAAATCTGCCATAAGTATTAAATACAGCGATAATATTAGAATCAGAAGACGCTAGAATAGAAATGGCTTCATCAAAATTTATCTCTATCTCTTCACTTTCAAGCGCAAATAAATCATTGCAAGATTCCTGCATCGTATCTAATTCAATTATTTTTTTGTTTTTCGTTATTGCTACGTACGTATTTTCTTTAGCTAGAAGTGGATAGATATCCAATAGTTCTTCATCAAATAATTTTATACTTTTTCGCTCAATCTTAAAAAAACCTTTCTCCATACAATTCCTCTCCATTTGCCTTTGTTAAGTCGTCAGACCTGCAAGAATTCATAAAATAACCTATGCGATCCTGTCCTCGAGAAGCCGTAACCTTCGTATGATGTTTTAGCTATAGTTCCTTTCTCCACTTAAACTTCACCTCAGAACACCTCAGTTTTAGCAGTTAATGCTACCATCCATATTAGCACATATTGGAAGTATCCTGCCCGATAGTTCAACAGCAAGAGGAGCAGCTGCCGCGGCAGGCAAACTGCTCCTGGATCATTAAACTAAAGTTCTCCGATAGCGGAATGAATATCATCATCGAACACATCAATGTAGTACCCATCAGTTTGAATATGATCTTCAAACTCTTTATAAATAGCCTGAATACTACCCGCTGGAGGTCCACAATTTTGTAGCAGCCAGTTTCTCATACACTCAATATCTTCATTTTCATCTTCCCACATGAAATCCATAATACCAGACTCTCTTGCACCACTATCTGGGGCATAGATGGCAAACCTACTTCCCAAACACCATGCTAGTTCACGAATCATGTTGCGTAGTGGTGTCCTTATATCAAATTCTAAGTCATTAAGTAAAAAAGTCAGCCAGCGGGTATAGTGCCTAACCATACAAACATGTTCAGAAAAGGTAAATCCTAGCCCACATGGACCATCTAGACTTATTGTTCCTCCAAGTCTGAACGTATCGACTTTCCACGTAAGATCCTTATCTTCCGGATTGTAAGGTAGGAATTGCTGGATAAATTCGTTTGTCGCTTTCAACTCACCTGTATTCAAAACGTTCATAAATTCAAATATTTCATTTTCCTGAAGAGAATGTCCCAAGTATGATGTGAAATCACGTCCCATATTGCATTACACCTCGCTGATTAACAATCTTGTTTCTCATGCTCAATGATACCATATATTGGAACTATCCTGCCCGTTAGTGTAACGAAACAGCAGCCGATCCTTGACCCAAATTTTAATAAACCATCTGACAACCGTTGTTAATCCAGTTGGCAATATCAGATGCAACTGTAACACCGTTTAAAGGATTCATATCTCCTGCATCAACCCCAATAACAGTCGTGGTGTTTTCTTCAAAAGGCATTAACAATACGGTTCCTCCGCTATCATCCCCTATTGCTATATAGCCTGCTGCATAAATAGATACTTCCCAAGTGGAGTTCCTTTCACATAAATCGTCTGTTCCATAGAGACATACTCCTTCATCTAGCAAAAATCCGTTCATCCTTCTTAAAACCATTTTGTAAACGTCTGGGAGCTTACCTCCCAATTCTTTTTCAACTTCAAAAATATCTAATTCTTCAGCACTGTCGTTTTTTACGTGAATATTTAATCTAGAGAAATCCATAATACGCCTCCAGAAATGAAAATTTGTAACTTAATTATTTCAAGCATTTTGTTGCGTTATCCTGCCCGTTCGTATGATGCTATCCAAATTATATGACTTTTTTAATCACTTTTCCTACAACCAAGATCTCCTCTCTCGACTCAAGCTCATATTCAGGATTCGATGGAACAAGGATATAAACTGATCCATCCGTCGTCACTCGCCTGAGCAATATGCGTGAAATATCCAAATCACTTGCAATTGCAGAAATTTCATTTGGAGAGACATACTGTGTCTCGCTAATCAGCACTAAATCGCCGTCATGGATATAATCGCCAGACATACCATCATCATTTACTCGATAAAAGAACTTGCCCATTTCATGTCCCGCCTCTTCTGATAAATAACAAAAAAGCCCGCTGAAGACATCTATGAGCATCGAGAAGAGCTGCCCATTGATTACTTCAACTGACTAATAATCCTCGTGTTATTGTCGCATGTTCACTTTGCAATTGGGGCAAAAGAAGTAAGCATGTTTATTGTAATTCCATACACACCCATAAGCTGTGGATTCTAAATTGCACATTGGACACTCAATTGGCGGGATTGTCTCTGGCTCGCCATCATTCTCTTGGTACAGATTGTGAATTTCCTGAATAATCGCCCCAAACAATTTGGACCTCCGGATCAGTTCTTCTTTCTCCATTTTTTTATTCAAAGAAAAGACCCCCCCCAAAAGTACGAACATTTGTTTGTGTTTTTGATTATACAGAACTACTTTACTCTTATCAATCCCCTAATTAATTTCTAAGTTTCCTGCCAGTCATATACCAAGTGACTCAGAATACCTATAGTATATGGGTATCATAAAGCGCCGCTTGAAAGCAGCTCGCTGCGGAGGCGGCGCTCAGGGTGGGCAAAACGAAGAGCGTCGGACGCAATGTCTGACGCTCTTTTTCTATTCCCAGAAGTCGTCTTCGTATTTCATATAACCCGCTCGCTGTAACCCCTGAATTATACGGCCTTTCGTGCTTTGATTTGGCCTCCGTCCGTTCGCCGAGCAAACTGCTGACGCAGTGTTCTTATCTATTCCGCAGAGTTCCATCAACTTAGCTTGTCCCCCGTGTCCGAATGTCTCATCTGCCCATTTACCCAAAGGCGATCTAGGTTTCCCTAATCCCATTGAACCACCCTCCCTTGAATTGCAGGATGGACTAGAACCTCCACATTTATACATTTGTTGTGAATAAACGTGGAATTTTGTACAACCATAGGTCCATAAGCTCTATCAGCAACCGTCAGACGGGAGTGTGACGACATGTCAGATAAAGTTCGAAAGAAGCTTGAAGCGCGGCTACGCGATGGCCGCGATGAAGATCTGAAGGAGGCAACTGCAGGGCTCAGCAGCGGAGTGTTGTCGGAAATGGTCCGCGACGGCATGCGGCTCATGCTCGGGATCCGAACCAAGATGACAACGGAAATCAAGGAGCGCCCTCTGATTGTGCCGCCGCCCGACAACCGTCCGACGCTGCCTTCTCGCCCACAACCGCTCGAAATCATCCTGCAACAAAAAGAAAAGACGGCCAGCCCGTCAAGGCCGACCGTCTTTAAACCAAGTAATCGTTAACCGCCTAGCACCGCTGGCGCGCCCCAGATCATCATCGCAACACCTATAGCTACCAATACCAATGGCATTCATCGTTCCTCCCTTCGAACTCGATACGGCTATTATGATCGGCGCCGGAGCCGCGCATACCGAGGAGGTCATGCTTATGTTTTACATCGTGTGGGGCTGCATCTTTATGGCCATCACGCTTACAATCGTCGCGAAGGGAGGTCGGCGGAAATGATATTCGGGTTTGGATGCTGCTTGGTTATCTGGGGACTCACGGATCTCATCAAGAAGGGGCGGAATGCGAAATGATCACCACGATCAACATCAGCGCGCGCTGTTACGACGGGCGCCGTACAAAAGTCATCATGGACTTGGGTCCGGAATTGCCGCAGGTCGAGCTCCCCGCGGCGGACGCGCTACGCATTAACCGGGTCATCGCACATCTCAAGCGGAACCACCGCGCCTATACGGCGGCCGTCATGCTGCTGGCCGTCATGCTCGAGCCGTCCGGCGTACTGGCCGCGTCCGTGAAGACGATGTCCGGCGGGCGGAACATCATCCTCTTGCTGCAAAAGGCTTCGTTTTGGGTCGGGATGGGGATCACCATTTGGGGCATCGTGGAGGCGCAGCTCGACTTTCCCGGTTGGAAAGGCCGGATCATCAAGGGCGTGCTCGGGTACATCGGCATTCTTCTCGTACCGCTTGTTTTCCTCGAGCTCCAATCGAGCCTGCAGGTCGACGTGTGGGATCAGATCGAGCAGCACCAGCAGCAGATCGCGCCGCGGCTTGATCCGACATACATCCCGCCGACAAGGGGGTAACGGCCATGATCATAAACATCCGCCCGCGGATCTCCTCCGCATATGGAGCGATCGACAGCGCGCACACGGCACCGCACACCGGCGTTGATGTCGCGATCCCGGAGGGCACGGAGCTGCATGCCGTCGCGGACAGTGTCGTCAGCCGGATCGTCGAGGGAGCCGACCGGCTCGGCAACGGCGTTATTCTCCATACGCCGGACGGCCATGACGTCATATACGGCCACCTGTCGCGGATCACGGTCCGCCCCGGCCAGCACCTGCAGGCGGGCGATATCATCGGGCTATCCGGCAACACCGGACACAGCACGGGGCCGCATCTGCATCTCGGACTCATGGAGGACGGCCACTATATTGACCCGACACCGCTGGTTGATGCTGCTCTTGGCACCGCGCCGCTCGCTGCAGCCAAGGGCCACGGCGGCCCGTTGGGCGGCCTGCAGGATGCGCTCGAGGGTTTCAATAACACGATGTCCGCGATCGGCCATTTCTTCAAGGAGGCGGCCTATTGGCTAAATCCGGCCAACCTCTGGCGTGAGCTCGGCGACGTCTTCCAGTCCGGATCGCTGGACGAACCGCTCATGATCAGCACGATAATCCTGATCCTCATCCTAATGGGCGGTGCGCGCTGGCCGAAGAAGTGGATCGCGTGGGGCTGGGTCGTATTCTGGATTCTAAGGGGGATCGTTTTCGACTAATACAACTGTGTCATTCTTGCCGATAGCAACGAAAGCCCCCCCTTTTAGGGGAGCCTTTCAAACCACGTATTGTCATTTGGAATTGAACTGCAGGTCTATTATTAGATCAGAAGGGTATCGCGTTTGGGCTAGGGTCATACCTCATAAAAATTGAATGTATAGTCATGGCCACATCTTAGCCATTTAGTTCCCCAGGTTCCCCATGTTTGGCTATACCATAGAATTCGATTAACCCGATTATTATTTCTGTCGAAGATTTCGATCCCTAACGTGCCAGCCTGTCCATTGAAAGTGTCATTATTACCGGACTGGAAATATCCGCCCCCCGCTCCACGAGGTTCAATAATTCCAGAACGATATCTAATGTAGGAACTAGGACCATTGACAAAAGCGTTCCAGCGTTGGTCAAAGGTTGGTAGTTTCCCCCACACCTCTCTTCCATAGGAATTAATATAAACTTTGATTTTGTATCTGCCGCTTTGATTATTGATCGTAATGTAGGATTGGCCAGATTGTAAAGTATTACAAGTCGAAAACTGATCGCAGCCGCATCGACTTCTCCAGTTCCCATTTCTAGAAGCAGTGGCGTCGAAACTAAAACTCTGAGCGGCAAAAACGCGGGAATTGCCGATCGCCCTAATTTTTTTTCTGACAGTCTTGGCTTGGGATCGAACATTACGAAAATTATATTTAACAACCTTTTTCTTTACCAATTGAAACCCTCCTCTATCATGAATTACTAGAATTATATGATTCGGTAAACGTTATCGTTCTGATTTACATAGCCCAAATAATAGAATCAACTTCGTTTGACTTGCTGATCAATCTTGCACTTTCCGTGCGGACCACATTTGCACGAGTCAGAAATAATATTAATGAAATAGAATGAGGACACCTCTAGTTTTAGAAGGAGTGAATATTAATGATCATTGCGATTATCGGCAGCACGCTTTACCGGCTCCACGACGGCGGCCGGGTCGACCGGATTGAACTCTACCCAGTCGCTCGCCAGGCTCAGCTGCCGGTGGTCGCTCCGCTACATAAGCGCCGGAGCCGGCCGGAAACGCCGCGCCCCTCTCGCCCGCTATTTCGCGACAAGATCGCCGGTATGCTCGTCAAATCTGTGGCCGTCGCTGGACGCTTCACACGCCGTGTGTCCGGCGCCGTCGAGTCTATTCCGTGGGATCGTTTTTACCGGAGGGAGCCGGACGATTATGTCGTCTACGAGATCAGCCCGACGCCGTCGATTCGCAACAACCAGGCGTATGTGCTCGCCAAGGTCATGGCTAGCTTCTACCGCTCACCGAAGGAGCGCCGCCGTTGGGGAAACCCGGCCATGGGCGAGACGCTATGCACGGACCGCAGCCCCTACCGGTGCAATTTTCGGATCGTCATGCGCGCAGGCAGCGTCAACTTCTACCTGCTGCTTCCCCGCGACAAGGCCGGCGAGGTGCTGCGCAAGGCCGAAGCGATCTATGATGCTGGCATCACAATTCAGGAGATTCCCGGCGGGCTCCCCCGGCTCGACCCGTCCAAAGTGTTTTGCACGGAGCTCTCCTACCGCCGGCACGACATCTTCTCCCTCTCAACGGACAAAGACAATAACTACCCGCTGCCGTCGATGCTGACGGCCGTCCGGACGCTCGAGGGCGATGACGTCGCAATCTTTGACGCGCTGCTGGAGCCATACGACAGACGGGCTTGGATGAAGGAAGCGAAGGAAGCAAGCGAGTTGCTGGACAAGGGATACGTGCCGGACGCGAGCCTGCAGCACAAGTTCCTCCGGATGATCCACCAGGCGTTCGAACGCGCTCGGTATGAGCTGCTGGAGCTGACGCGGTTCACAAAGGAGCAGAAAGCCGCACTCACCGAATGGCGCCGCGAGCAGAGCAGCTATCGGGAGGCGGCACAGATCCGAGAGGAGATGACGCCGGCCAGCAAGCGCAAGCCGGGCGAGGACGTACTGAAGGGATGGCTTCGGATCGCGGTACAGTCCGAAGACCGCGGTCGCGCCAAGGATGCCGCCTACACGATCGCAAACGCGTGGAAGGACATCAGCGGCAACAACGAGCTCGAGCGGTACGACGTGCCGCCCAAGTGGACAGCCCGGTACCTAGACGCGATCGAAACGCGCCGCGGATTCTC